ATCCCTGTCCAACTTTTATAGCGCAGAAATTGTTGAAAGTTATGTGGCAACCGTAACGGCAGGGACAGCGCGAAACAATGAGTACAATGCGCTTGGGTCAACAGTCAGTCTTGAGGTAAATACAAGTGGCGACATGGTCGGCACAGGAAATACTTTAGACTTCACAAAGGACTGGGTTACGGGAACACCAAGAAGTGTGTATCAGGCTCGATTTACCAAGATGTCAGACACCACAAGCGGTTCAGGTTCTAGCGATATAGTTGGTACTTTTGATACATGGCAAGAACTAAATGCCGAGATAAGCATGACAGCTACGGCAGACAATGGCGTAAACCTGACAAGGACTATTACTGTAAAGGCAGAGGTCAGGCGGTTAGTAGATTCCGTAGTAGTAAGCACAACAAGCACAAATGTATTAACATTGATAGCCCACAGCAATGTCGGCGCACCACCTTAAGGATTTAACATGGGTCAGATATTAAACGGCAGTAACTTGATTAAAGAACTTTACAAGGGTAGCACCCCTATTAAAGAGGTGTGGATTGGTAACACCAAGATATTCCCTACGGGTACTGGCGGTGGTGGCGGTAGTAGTGGTGATGATAACTTTGTGTACGATGTAACCCCTGTCGTTATCTCAAAGACCACAAGTAACCCGTCTGGTGGCTCGACCACCAACACTACCTATGTCAAGTTTCTAGCAAACGGGTACATGGACTTTGATGGCGCAACCACATCTTTGGCATGGACTCGATGGAATACCAATGTTTCTGCTCTGGTTACCCCGAAGGTCAAGTTTGGTCTGGCAGGCGTTGAGCCTGCCTTTAGTAGCATTGAGGTCAGCACAAATGGTGGCTCTACATGGGCAACTATTGTTCAAGGTACAGAATATAGTTTGGCTTCTGGCGTATGGCTTCGTCTGGTTAAGACTTCAACAGCAAGTAGCGCAACTACTGTGCCGAACATTATTGTCACCTACATAAACAACTCTGTTGATATTCCGTACAGCATTGACATGACGATTACTTCGGCAGTTAATGTGTCGGCTAATCCGTTTGTCACTAATTTCGGTACTATTGCTTCTGAGGTGCGCACTCCGTGGACAGATGAAGCTGTATCAGACTTCTACATTTATGGCAGGACACACCCAATTACGGCAGGAAAGATTGTGGTCGGGCAGGCTCTTGCTCTGGGCGACCCTAAAGAATACGCCTATTACGACTGGGTAGTTCCGTCTGAAACTGCGCCATCTGGCACTTATACCGTAGTGCTTAGTGGATTTAGCGTAGTGACTAACGGCACATACTCTTTGGCAGATACAGGCGAGGTTTATTTCTCAATTAGCGCACAAGGCACTTCATCTACCGTTGGGCAGACGGTGACCGATAGCGGAAGTGTTGCCATTAGAAAAGACAGCGTGACCGTAAGCTCTGGAACGATTACCCTGTATGCCCGTTCACAAGGCGTTATTGTCTGATGATTGGCGGTGACCGACCAATAGTTAAGCAGGTGATGAAGGGCGACAACTTCAAACTGGTGTATGTTTTCAAGGACACACCAGTAAGGGTTGATTGGCGAAGTGAAAAGGCCTTCTGTGTGCTGAAGAACAATGTGGTCAATGGCAGGCAGGCTAGTATCTCCGGCTACTGTGAAACAGACTTCCCATGCCTGGTAACTGGTACTGCTTATATGCCCAACGGTAATATAGATAGTGTAAACTATGTTATACAAGCAAAGTTTGCCGATGACCGCCAGAGGACACAGCTTCTGTTGGCGACTACGGGAATCAATGAATACAACCTATTATGTGAGGATGGTCAGCCATTAGCCTATGAAAACCGTTATACTAACTGAAGAACAATCTGTACGACCATTTGCGATGGAGATGATTGTAGGCGAACAACTGCCCGTTACCGTGCTGCTCAAATACCCCCCTGATTCCGCAGACTGGGTAGCATCTGATGGCCTGACCATCGTGAACACCAGTATTATTGGTCGTGAGGTGTCGTGCCTGGTTAGGGCTAATGAGCCTGCAATGAACACCTATTCCGTAAATGCCTATACCGAGCTTGTGTGTACCACCTACACCACAGCGCATAGTGACCCCCACCATGCCGAGAGCTATCAGCGCAAGTTCATTGTGAACATTAAGGTCAACAGCGATGTGAATCCGTAAGGGGATGTATGGAAATACAGGACTTTGAACCAGTAAACGACCCGAAATGCCCACCCCGACCCCGACCCCAACTGCTTCGGGACATCACGGGGCTTTGCCGTCTGCACAGCGAGGAAGCCTTTAAGAGCCTAGTCACCCTGATGCGCAAGTCTGAGGATGAGAACATACGGCTAAAAGCCGCAGAATCTATCCTGAACAGAGCCTATGGTAAGCCAAGCCAGTCTGTCCTGGTCGGTGAGATGGATGAAACCGTTAAGAAGGTGCTGCAAATCGAGTTTGTGAATGGCAACGACAATAATTCCGCTTAAGCTGCCCCAAAAGGTAGAGTTCCTGTTCAAGCCGATGCGCTATAAGGTGCTGTACGGCGGTCGAGGAAGCGGTAAATCTCATTCGGTAGCAAAGGCCTTACTGGTCAACGGTAGTAATGAACCCCTACGGATTCTCTGTGGTCGTGAGGTACAAAACAGCATCAAGGACTCCGTTCACCGCCTTCTGTGCGACCAAATCGACCTGCTTGGTATGCGTGATTTCTACACCATTACCGAGAACGAAATCCGAGGACAAAACGGTACGCTGTTTAGCTTCGTAGGCTTCCACCACAATAGCGTGGCAAACCTAAAGAGCTACGAGGGCTATGATATCCTGTGGGTAGAGGAAGCTCAGAGCTGCTCAGAGAAGTCCTGGAAGATAATGCTGCCCACCATCCGTAAACCAAACAGCGAGATATGGGTGAGCTTTAACCCCGACCTAGAGGATGACCCGACCTACCAACGGTTTGTCATTAACAAGCCCGACAACTGCATTTCGGTGGAGATGAACTACTGTGATAACCCCTTTTTCCCTAGTGTGTTAGAGGATGAAAGGAAATACACACAGGAAAACTTCCCCAATGATTATGAAAATGTTTGGCTAGGAAAGCCCAGGTCACTTGCCGAAGGTGCTGTTTTTGGTAAGGAAATCCAAAAGGCCTACGATGAATCTCGTATCGGTACATTCGATTACGACAGCACACAGCCCGTTTTCACGGCATTTGACATCGGGGTTCGGGATAGCACATCGGTTTGGTTTGGGCAGCGCATAGGCTCACGGTGGCGCATGATTGACTACTTCGAGGGGACTGACGAGGGCGCACCCTTCTATGTGAAGATGCTCAAGGAAAAGCCCTACATCTACGGCGGTCACTTCACCCCACATGACGCTAGGCACAGGGAGTTCGCTACTGGACTCAGCCCTGACGATGTGTTCCGTAACCACGGCATTACCCCGTCTGAAACCCCCAATATGCCTATTGAGGACAGAATCCACGCCGGTAGGCTGTTCATTGCCCAATGCGAGTTTGATGCGACCAGGTGCAAGGATGGCCTAAATGCCCTGAAGAATTGGCGGTGGGATGTGAATAACCGTACACAGATGCGTAGGCAAACCCCCCTGCATAACTGGGCTTCCCACGGCTCAGATGCCTATACATACTTTGCCGTAAGTAGTAAGCTGATGCACACATTTACCCCTGTGTATGATTTTAGCAACATAGAATCTGAGTTCGCATGACAAGCCAAGCCGACATTGATGCGTTAAGACTGACTGCTGATGTTAAGCGCGGTAGGCTGAACGGCTGCCCTGTGGTAGTCAGGGTGTCAAGCATTGATAGTCAGGCATACATCTGGTTACCGCAGAAGGTGGTCGAAGATGCGTATGGTAATGTCAGCTACGAAAATGATATTCTTTCGGCTAAGGATGCCCTTTCTCGCGGTATGCACTTTGAGGTTTTCAAATGATTAAGAAAGACGATAAGTTCCTGTCGGATATGCGCAAACGCTATGAGCTTGCGTTAGAGGCCAACAGCGACAACCGTGACCGCGCCATTGATGATGTGCGATTCGTGACCATTCAGGGCGAGCAATGGGATGACTACCAAAAACGCAAGCGCAAGACCCGACCATGCTACGAGTTCAACCGACTTCGGCAGCACATTCGCCAGGTTACCGGCGACCAACGGCAGAACCGCCCGTCTATCAAACTCCGTGCTACCGAGGAAAATGACCAAGACCTTGCAGAAGTAATGCAGGGTTTAATCCGTAACATCGAATCGGTCAGCAATGCCGAGAAAGCCTATGACACCGCATTTGAGTGGGCTGTTACTGGTGGATTTGGTGTGTGGCGACTGACTACCGAATACAGCTCTGATGACACCTTCGACCAAGACATCCGTATCGTTGAGGTGACCAATCCGTTCCGCGTCTACTTCGACCCTGCTGCCCAAGAGTTTGACCGGCGCGATGCCAACTATGCTTTCGTGGTGACCTACATTCCGAAGGATGACTTCAAGCAGAAGTATCCGAATGATGAGATGTCTGACTTCGAGGGCGCAAACTACGACCAAGACCATTGGATTGATGACGATACCGTAACGGTTGCCGAGTATTGGTACAAGGAATACAAGAAGAAAACCCTTGTGCTTCTTTCCAACGGTATCACCCAGTTCAAGGAT